GGTATCATGTAGCACCATAATCCTGTTTCATCGTTAACGCACCACCGCCAAAACGTGCCTGTTGTGTATCTCTTTTTACCTCACTCAATGCTCTGCTAAACAACGCATCATATTGTGTAGCTCTACCTTCATCCATTAAGAAGGTATGCGCTGCAACTAAAGACCCATATAAATAACAATCTGGGTGGCGTGTTAGCACTGTATTACTTGTATTAGAGTCCGATAGGGCTGTTATGCCGTTACCAAATATAATCTCTATTGTAATCACTGCGTCAGGTATAGGACGCACATGAATATTCGACCCTATGATTGTATAGGATACTGGTGTGCCTTGTCCTTCAGAGCTATGCGTCTTAAAAAAGCTATCTGGAGTCGCAAAGTCTAACACCCTGTTAGGGTTGTTGTTTAGCTTTACTACTCGTATCTCACGCAAATCAGTAGGCAAAGCATAGCTTTCTGTTCCAACCACAGTGGAGATAGTTGTAGAAGTCTCCTGTGAGCGTGTATCTAACTCCCTAGACATTCGTGCTTCGGCTAATGAAATAAAGTCAGGGATATTGGTTGTTAAATCATCCCTCGCTAGAAAATTAGCTATTGAAGTCTGTAGGTTAGAATAGGTATCTAAACTCATGTTAATCGACCACCAGTCGTTCTAAAGTGTTTGTTCTCAGGGTCTTGCAGCCATTTCAGCCACTTCTTTTTATTATGTTTGAAGTGACCAAACTTCTTCTGTAATTCAAAAAATAAAGGTGCTGGTATTTCAGCTATCTTTTGTTGATGCTTTTGGGTGTTCCCAATCAACGACCCATAACGATATTCGCCCTCTTGCTTCTTGGCAAAATCAAGTACAGGAGACACGTTTACTCGTGTATTGACCTGAAGACCATCAACAGTGTCCTCAATCCATGTTTCTTTCCCTGTGTGGGGATTTTTACTCAGTAAGACTTTTCGCATTGTATCCTCAAGAGGAGAGGGGGCTTGCACCCCCTCAACCTTTTATAATTATGATGTATTTAAATCAAAGATCGCAGCGTGAGCCTTTGGCGCACGATTGATTAATACATACTCAGAAATGATAGCAAACTTTGTTGCATCTCCTGTAGCTGCTACATCAGAGACACTAAACATTCTGCCTGGTAAGTGACCGATTGCGTAGTGGTCACTGTCTAACAGAAGTATCTCTGTGTTTGTTGCGTTTCTGTCAATAACAGCGTTTAGCGTACCAAAGTCTGTTAAGAACAAGGACACTGAACCTACGATTGCAGCTTCGGCTGGTGCTGTCATCTGGATTTGGTTAGTCGCAACACTACCAGAAGATAGGTTTGAAAACGCCACTTTGTTAGCCGGAGAGAGAACAAGCATATCTGGCTGTCCACCATCCTCATAGGCTAATTTCATTGCGCCCTCAATATCAGCCAACTCAAGAGCGTCGTTACTACCAGACATGGTAGCAGCATTTGAGCCGTCACCGCCTGACGCTACAGATGAACCAGACTCAAGAACAACATTGCTCATGTAGGACAAGAACTTTGCTGTCTTTCTTGGGTCTGAAGCATCTTTTGCTTCGTTCTTGAAAAGACCTTTTTCAATGTCTCTTCTCTGTTCAATCGCCTTGATTATCTTGACATAGGCTGTTTCTCTGTCTCTACCAGCTTTGTCCACAACATCAAGTGTATTTGAGACACTTGCTGCCTGTGCTGCAATCTGGTGTACGTTTGACAGTCTGGTTGTCGCTGTTGGGTTGACGTAGGAAAAGTCAGCCCCTTCGTTGACATGGTTATCATCAGCAGCAGACGCTAACTCTTGGACTTGCCAATCGTGCGTAACTGCCTTTGTGGTTTCCTTTGCTGCGTTAGAGAACACAGGGGTCTCGTCAGGGTCAATCCTGTAGATGACATCGGATAAGTCCTCTCTCTCTCCAACCGCATTTGAAGTTAGAAAAGTTGCCATATTATTTACTCCTAAATAGCTACTTGGTTAAAAGATATTCGACAGCAGCATCTCTGCTGTTTGTCTTTTTCAGCTTTGTCCAAGCGTCTTTTCGTGCTTTGTCTTGTACATTTGTACGAGGTTTGGGCTGTCCAGCCTTCACCATCTTAGGCGCAGTAACCACTTTCTTTTTCACGACAGTCGCTTTGTTTTGTAGATTGTCGTAAAGTTGTGCTTTTCGTGCCATGTTTACTATCCTTGCATCAGTTGCGTTATTTATATCATCAGTCGAAAAGCCCTGATTTCGTAAATAACCGACTAATTCGCCTTTTTCTTTCGCTGCTACACCCTGATCTTTCCACGAGGGGATTAGATCAAGCAGTAAATCAGCCTGTTTCGCTAGTTGCTGAGACTTCAGGACTTGCTGTTCGTGTTGAACCGCTTGAAGTTTGCTTTGTCTCTGCTGCTCCTCAACCAAATAGGTATTGTATGCAATGGGGTCTTCGGCTTTCAGTTGCGCTAACTGTTCCTGACTCATTGCCTGTTGAGGTTGTGCTAACTGTTGTTCGTACACTTGTAGGACTTGAGCATATTTCTGACGCTCTTGCTCTAAAGACGCTTCCTTACTGCTTAACTCTTTTCGTTGTTCCGCAGCATCTTGTAGTCTTTTCTGAGCCGATTTTTCGAGTTGATAGTTTTTGATGAGTTCTTCAGTATTAACGTCATACTCCTCACCATCCACTTTCACTCTGTAGAGGGTCTCTTCTGGTTCGGCTTCTGCCTCTTCTTCGGTGACTTCCTCTGCCTCTGTTTCTTCTGCTTCTGTTTCGGTTGGTTGTTCTTCAACCGCCTCAACTTCTTCAGTCTCCACTTCGGTTGTTGGCTGGACTTCGCTTACTTCTTCTGAAGGGCTATTCGTGTCCAATAATAGGTTTACCGCATCATTTTGCGATAAGTTCCCAGTTCCCTCTTCAGGGTTGCTAGGGGTGTCTTGCATCCTAAACTCCTTTTGTTAATTGTTTATCTGCAAATTTTCCAGTCTTAATGACGGATTCCAATTGTCCTTCTAAATCTCTAACGGCATTATACATATTCCAGCAATGCTCTCTCGTTGCTGTATCGGTAGGCATACTGTCAGCCCACGCATTAAAATAGTTGCCTTTTAATACCTGAAATGACTCAATCATAATAGGGTCACTCATTATAGCGTTTGCCCTTGCGCCTCTGTGACGCTCGTCTTCTAAATCTGTCATTGGGCTGTCGGTAGGTTCGTTGATATCTCGCCACCTAAGGCAAGTTTCTGTTGTCTAAGTGTAAGTTCAGCCTCAAATTCAAACTTGCGTAGCTCAATTTTTGCCAGCATCTCTTCTCTCTCAAGCGCAATCTTGGCTTCCATTTCCTCACGCTTTAGCTTTAGTTCTTCCTGTAGCTTTAGGAGTTCAATATTCTGCTCTGGGGGCTGTTCCTGTGCCTGTTGTGCAGCCTGATCTAACGCCTCACCGCTACTAAAGAACTGGTCTGTATTCTTAAAGCCAGCCATCTCTGCAATCTTCTTCAGCGTATTAACGTACTGTGATGGTTTTACCACAGGGTTATTAATGCCTAACTCTCTAAGCATCTGCTCTTGCTTGTTGGCAATCTGTACCAGCATCGCTGCTTTCTGGTCTTCTTCCCCATTACCAAGACCCACATTTACCTCTAAATCATACTCATTCGCAAAGGCTCTTGGGTCTATATCCACATATTCATTCAGCAAGCGTATCGTTACCGCCTTGTCCTGATGCTTTTGAATAAGATGGAGGATGTTAAACATCATATCTCGAACACCAGTCTCAGCAAAGACACGAGCAATCATCTCTATCTTTAGCTGTGCGCCTTGTATAGTAGCGTTTACAGCGTTGGTTGATGTTGACTGTAACTGCTTTGGGTCAAGCCCTAGAGAGGCTTTAGAAAAGCCTGTACGCTGGTCTCTAATCTGGTCTGCATACTCAAGCATATTAAACGCTTGTGAGCCAAGTTGAGGAACGGCTAATGGCTGTACCATTCCAGGCGCTCTCATTCTTACAATCCCACCAGGTCTGCTTGAAAGTAGGTCATCAAGATTAGTCTGTCCTTCCACAACCGCCACTCTGGAGTTGTTGGTGAGATACAGATTATCCAGCATCTGTCGATAGATTTGCGACTTGATTAACTGCAAGTCCATAACCATTTCAGCCACACTCAAGCCTACCATTCTATGAGGCATAAGTATCGGACTCGCTATTGCAAAGGGTATCTTGTCAAACGGCTCATTCTCTACAATCTCGTAGTTATCGCCTAACACAATAACTCTTCTGAGTTCAGGTACATTATCACCATCATAATCAGCCCTGATATACGCCTCTGTCACCAATACCTCTCTGTTGGTGGGGTCTACAGCATTGTCATAGGGGCTGGACTCAATGTCCTGAAAGCGTGATTGACGCTCTGACTCATCGTCTAACTCTTTATCGCCTGTAAGCGACATAACAAGGTCTGCGTCATAGCCACGTTCTATTAGCTCACCAGCCTTTACTTGTGTTCT